TTAAGAATAACTTCATCAAGGAGGTGCCAAGTGAATAAGGTTTTTGTTTATGGTACATTGAGACGTGGTGGCTCAAACCATAGTTATTTAAGTGGGTTGGATTGTATAGATTCAGAGTGCCAGGGAGTTGTTAGGTATTGGAAAGATGGTTATAGTTTTCCTTTTGCAAAGAGACAAGACGGTATGAAGATTTATGGTGAGTTGTACACGGTAGACGATCTCACATTTAAAAGACTTGACTATTTAGAAGGTCATCCTAATTTTTACAAACGAGAGGAAGTTGAAGTCTTAGGATGTGACGGCAGCAAACATAGGGCTTGGATTTATTTGCATAATAAAAACTAGTTTTATATATTTGAGTGTGTGAGAACTCATAAATCCTCGCACGATTTTAAATATAGGCACACCTCCCTCTTGTGGTGTGCCGTTTTTTTTAACTGATTCTGCTTATCTTCTTCTGATAAGCCAGAATGGTAACATTCCTAATCTTCTCAATATCCTCATTTGATAGCTGCCGTGCAAAAGGTGGCATTGGAAAAAAAGGCCGTGGGGACATGTGACGAGTACCGAATTGTAGATATTCGGCATACTCAACATTTGTACCTAACTGAGGCCCATCTGTACCAACAGAATGAAAAAACGAATTGAATAACCTACCAGTTCTTCTTAAAGTAGGTTGCAGCTTATATCCTTTCTTCTTGTAGCTTGCTTTTGTTGAATCAGTAAGCGGAGCCCATCTCCCACTAAGATAATATCTACCTTGAGTTTGGAATTGCCTTTTGAGTGAGCCGAGCATTACCTCACCTTGAGCATTATACAACTCCTTCTTCTCAGAAGGAGTCATAACTAAGATATCTGTAAGTCTTTTTTGAATGTCCTTTGCGAACTTACCAGCATCTACCTTCATGACTGCTCCTCTTCATACTCTTTAGATAGCTCCTTGTCATACTTAGATAAGTCTGGAGCATATCCGCCCTCTTGTTTGTAAAACTCCTTATCGTTCCAATATTTCTTAGGTACGTCTTTACCTTTCCATACCTTCTTACCTTTCACATCAAGTTCTGAAGCAGGGACATCGGCACGTCTGCATTGAAAGTGTCCTATAGACCTAATCTTCTTAGCAAAGACTTTGTCATCCTTTCTAAAATGCTTACCATTAAGCCACTTACATTTTTCAGTAGTGTTCTTATCAATAACTGAGAAACAGCTAATGTAAGGTACTAAATCAATAGTCTCTTGGAATTGATCCCATTTAGCTTGGCTGTACATTTCCATAGTGTTAGTACGGAAAATATTATTTAGTCTCCAAGGTGGCAGAGTTTTATCTCCATCTTTTCTTGAAGTCCAACCTTTAGTTGATAGTCGCTCAGATAGTTCTTTCTTGAAGTCGTTGAGTGTAATCCCCTCTTCAATTGCTTTTAAAATTAAATCCTTATAATCTTTTAGGATATCAAGTTTAGTAACACCAGTAACAGTGAAAGCATGAGCTTTAATTGCCTTAATTCTATCAGCTGAGTTTTCAGAAATCTTAAGTCCTTTCTTTCTGAAATACTCTACAGCTTTCTCAGGTGTCTTTTTTAAAGCTTCGAGTATATCTTCAAACGTGATCTCATCAGGATTTTTATTTAATATCAAGTTATTATTACCAGGGATCAACGGTTGTTCTTCTTGGTAAGCAGCATCATAACCAAGAATGTCAACTATGTTAACAACCCTAGTCATCAAGTCCTGGTACTTGCTGCCGTTCATTTTATTGTAATTCTTATGGTAGTTATCCCTTAAACTTTCTAAGTTCTTAGCAGTTCTAACATCCTTAAATACAGGTAGTAGCATACGAGCAAGATGTTGATGAGTATCGTCATCATTATAGAGGTGGTCTACTAACTCATCAATAAGACCATGATTCTTCTGAGTAATCTTTTGATTCAATATCACTGATGAGTTTAAGTTAAAAAAATCGGTTTTCTTTGCCTCTGCTTTTGTTGTTGAATTGTCAGTATGAGGTTTACGCTTAACAATCTGCCCCTGTTGGAAACCATAAGCCTGCTGGATATACTCCTCAGAAAACTCAAAACCCATATCATAAAGGATCTTATCTCTATCTGCTTTTTCAGTATTAAGATTTTCTTCTTCAAAAAACACAAAATAAGGTAGGTCAGTTTCATTTGGGAAGTTATGCTTAGCAATCAACTGGATTAAATGATTGATAGTTTTTTGAACTAATCGTTTATCTTCTTTAATCAACCTTTCAGCTGCCGTGAGAGCATTCTCATCATTGCCGAGCTTCCCAGCTTGTGCTGCCGTACTTGCTTCGTGCCCTAAAAATATAACTGAGTTTTCAATTTTCGAATCATCGATAAATTGTTTGAATATATCTCCTGATTGTTTAGAAGCAGGAAATATCGTGTCAATCGACCAATTATTATCTTTAGTCATTATCCCGTTAGAGATTAAATTAACTAATCCAGTTTCTACTTCATCCCTCTTATTATCATCAGGAATTCCATTAAGGAATGTGGCGATAGTCCAAGGTGCCCCATATTTTTCACAAAACTCAGCCCAGTAATCCTTGCCGTGTTTTTTGAAATAGACATTCCAATAACAAAGAGACAGCAAACCAACACCATAAGGGTTAGCATAAGTAGCACCTGATCTAGGCAGTAAATACTTATCAGGTAGGCACTCTTCCCCATCATCTTCTCCTTCTACCATAAATCTAAGATTATTATCCTCATCAAATGCAAACCAATTAAATGGCTTAGCTTCAATAACAGTAGGAACAAACTTACCATCAACATTATCCCAGATTAACTCTATCGGTTGCATACCATAGAGTTTTGCATCTAAGATATTATTCATAAGTTCATAGATGTCAACATAGTTATCTAAAACATAGTAGATTAATTCTGAAATCTTATCATTCGATTTTTCTGTTTGAATATCCCAATCAAGTGAGAGCGTTCCGGACTTACGTGAGCTAATCAACCCTTGTAAGTGTCCGTCATTCAGAATATCATCAAAAGCATCTGCTAAGTCATTCTTATGTTTTAGTAGTTTGTCAATACGAGGTAGTATTTTAGAAAGACCACCACCGTAGTTACCCTCATACCTTATTTGTGTAGCTTGGGTTTGATTTAACCCTTTAACCTTTTTGGTTAATTCATCTTTTAACGCCATTATAATTACCTATTAAATTTTGATTTTCTTAATCCTCCACGTACTTGTGTGCGTGGTCTTGATACATTTGAACTGGCTTCAACATTGATACCACCAGTTAGCCACCTACCTTTGATAAATCCAAACAGCCAAGCAGCATAACGACCAGCATCTATAGCGTGGTCATCAGCCTTCACAGGCTTATCAACTGGCTTACCGAACTTATCCATTTCATATACATAATTCTCAAAGTTCTGGATTATGTTATATGAATTCCTTGTGATAACATGTTTGAATCCTGTCATCCATTCTAAACCAGCCATTACAGAATTAGGGCCTTTAATACTTTCGAAAACATTAAACCCTGCTCGTCTTAGCTCTTCAATAACGGATGGACTTGCATTGTCAACAACAATAGGAGTCTTCCCTATTCTGCTTTTCTCTTTGATGATTAATCCCACTAAATCTGGAGTAGATAATTTCTTCTGATAGATTATCTCATCCCAGTACATGCTGCCGTTTAGATGTCCAATTTCAACTAAAGTAGAAGGATTACTAAAACCAACATCAACACCAAAATATGTATCAGCTGATGAAGGAATAGAATCTATAAGACTATAATCTTGAAAGACAAGTCCTTCAAACCCTTTACCCCAAAGACCTAATGTATCTACTCTGTATTTCTCAATATTCCTTTCTTTGAGATCATTAAGCTTCTCAATCCTTTCTTCAGAGATGTAATCATTATTCCAATATCCCATATGGTATATTGATACATTCTTTTTAGTTGATGGCACTTTAAAGAATTTACCATCTGGTTTTTCGTAAGTCTCTCTAGGGGGAAAGAATCTATCCTCTATCCAGCACTCTTTTGCAGGGTTAAAACTTAAAAACTCTTTAGTAGAATCAACCCTTGAAGATCTTAAATTTAAGGAAGTAGTATCATAATCATCTTCTGTTATTTGGTCGGCTTCTTCATACCAAATATGAGTTGGATTATTTAATGATTTAGATTTAGTTGGGTCATCGAGCCCGACTGGTAAAATCAAATTGTCAGGCTTATGGATATATTTAATTTCAAGTCTTGATTCGTTTATTTTAAACATATCACTAAATCCGTAATCGTGGATTAGAGTCTTAATATTGTCAAAATTTGATCCCCTTATACCTCTAAAAACTTTTCGACATAGAATTATTTTGCAATAATCCAATGTCATAAAATCAATCAACAGATTTAATGCTATCTCATGAGATTTAGCACTGTCTCGACCACCATAAAGAATTTTAACCCTACTATCATCCTCATGAAATGGGATATAGTCAATGTTAAAACAGTCTCTATGAAATTCAATCTTGCGAGCTGGCATCTTCTTCTACTTCATACCTGTTAGAAATACGTTCTTGTAATTTTGGTGTCAAAGTAGGTCTTGCTACTATTATTTGAGGAGCTCCCTCCCCAAATTCATTTTTAACAATTTCACTAGGTTGATCATTAACCTTTCTTTCAGCATCAATCATCCTTGTAAGAACATTAGCATTCTTATTTGTAAACTCAAGTAAATCCCCTAGACCTAAATCACGTAAGAGCTGAGGGTTGTTTCTAAACCTTACTAACAACTCATTAATAGGTAGCATGAGGGCAGTGTTTGCAGCCCTTAAGTTATTGACTTGTCTTTTAGTCATGGCTTTAAGGGCTTTCATTTTTTCTTTACCTAACTCAACATCTAAGTAAGCATCATAAGCTTCGCACCGCTTAATCCAGTTACAAGGAGCAGAATAATATGTTAGATTAGATGCTCCTACACCAAACATTTTAGCTGTTTTTTCAAGAGACCTTCTCTCTCCAAACTCACCCATATCTCTGTAAGCCTTGAAGTATTTGAACCCAGTAGATGTTTCGTCAGGGTGTTTTTCCCAAATTTTTTTGGGATACTTCTTTGGGTCTAACGGAGTATATCGTCTTTGTGGGTCATTACTAGCCATCAGCTACCTCCATTTCAAAATCTTGAAGTGTTATTTGTTCACCATTTCTTTTAACATTGGATTCAATATTTTGAGACTCACAATATCTCAAGTATCTTTTGACTATCTCATCAGCGAAACGAGGCTCATACTCCATTCCATAGCAAATTCTATTCATCTGTTCTGCACAGATCATAGTAGTACCAGAACCTAAGAATAAATCAAGTACAATCTCATTCTCTTTAGATGAGTTACGCAAAGCTCTTGCTGCCAATGCCACTGGTTTTTGAGTAGGATGAACATAATTAGCATTATGATCTCTATCAATTTCCCATACATTATCATCCATTACCTCTGCAAACCATCTACGTTTACCATCATGAGTATTTCCAGTAACTGAATCCTTACCACCAAAAAGACACGGCTCATATTTCTTACGATAGTGAGCATAAGTGAGGGGAGCTACTTGTTTAAGCCAAATGATGGGTACACCATCAAAGGATAATTCATTGAATTTGAAAGCAAGTGTAAGCTCGTGGAAGTATTTTGATGCAAACCACACGTAATAGTGAGCATATTCTATTGAGTGTTTTTTTGCTAGTCTTATAAATTTGATAAGGAAGTTAGAATAATCTTCATCACTCATTGAGTCTTCCCATTCGGAACAATACTCATCAGTCCAGTCTCTACCTCTCATTTCTGGACGGCTTTGATTAAACTCAGCATAACTAATGTTATATGGTGGGTCAGTATAAACTAGATGTGCTTTCTCATCATTCATTAACCTAGCTACATCATCATCATTAGTGGAATCTCCAACTAGCAATCTATGATTATTTAGTTCGTAGAGGTCTCCCCTTTCTGAAAGAATGTGGACACTCTCCCCATCTGATTCATAATCGTCTTCAATAATATTATCTACAGGTTGATTTCTGTTGAACTCAATCTCTGCTCTGTCTAATATTCTTGGGTCTATGTAGATTGATGAGTTTATATCCTCATCACCGAACGTATCTGAAAGCTCTGCAAGTATCTCTCCTAATTTGTAGGGGTCTGAATCAAATCTTAGTTCATTAGTTTGTATTGCGATCCTTTTTGCCTCTACTTGAGTAATCTCTCCATGATCATAAGCAATAACAAACTTATTACCTATTTCAATCATATCATCAAGTCTATGGTTTCCATTAACTACTTCATAGTAGCCAGTCTCCAACTTGCGAACGTGCATAGTTTCGATTTGTCCATGTCTCTTCAAACTCTCTTGGAGTTTTTTGGAACGCTCCTCATCTTCAGTCTTATAATTCCAGTCAGCTTTGACTAAAATTTCAATTGGGAAGATTTTATAGTTTTTAAAAATAGTCCTTTCGGACTCTGGTAAGTTTTCCAGAATTGAATCAGGAACAGGTTGTATCTGCTCTGTTAGTTGTTGTAAATCCATCTGTTTGCCTGTAGTTGATAATACTCATAACTACAAAATTGGAAAAACTATAGTCCGTTTTGTAGGACGATTTGACAGACAACTTGACCGACGACTTGACGGACGATTCGTCAGACGATTTGACGGTCAACTCGTCTTAAAGTTCGTCAAAAACACTCTATAAGTTTGCAAAAACAAACAAGTAGAGCCATGTCTAAAAAAACAATTTATATCACATCGACGATTGGACCCAAAGAATGGGGAGATAGTGTTACATCACTTGATAGCATCAAGAAACAAATGGCAGGTGCTAAAGAAACAGATGAAATAGTAGTCCTTGTCAATTCTCCAGGTGGGAGCGTTTTCGAAGGGATTGCAATATACAACTATCTAAGAGATTTTAAACCAACCTTTAGAATTATTGGGATGGCTGCTTCTATTGCATCCATCATACCAATGGGTGGTAAGAAGGTTACGATGGGTCCGGGTGCCATGTTTATAACTCATGAGCCTTGGACTTTCGCAGTTGGTGACCAACATTATATGAGAAAAGTGGCTGAACAACTAGACCAAATTAAAGAGTCATTGGTTGAAATATATCAAACTAGAATGAAAATGTCAGTTGATGAGATAAAGGATTGGTTAAAAGAAGAAAAATATCATAAGGGAGAAGAAGCGAAAAAACTCAACCTTACAGATGAGTACAATGACGACCCGCATGAGCCAAGTTACAACATGAACTCTTGGACAACCTTTGCAGCGCTAATGAATACAGAAAATAAAGATTCAATAATTAATAAGGAGGCAGGTAATATGCCAACAATAGAAGAATTGCAGAATAAAATTAATAGTCTTGAATCGACTATTAATGATAAAGATTCTGAAATAAATACTGCCAAGTCTAAAATAACTGACCTTGAGAATCAAAACTCTCAACTAACAGAAGACTTGAAGCAGGCGAAGATTCAATCTCTAAATAACAAGAAAGCTCAGATTCAATCTGAAGAAGAGCAGTTTGTAAACAAGTTAGTTGATGAGAAAAAAATTGAGGCATCTCAAAAAGAATTCTTAGTGAACGATTTAGTAAACAGGAGATTAGACGAGAACCAAGAACCTTACAATCAAATGAGGGAATTCTTGAATTCTAAAACTGTGAACCCATTAACTCAACCTCAAGCAACTAAAAATACTGCTGATACTAGTGGTTCATTTAGTGGTTCAGATTTTAGCAATGAACAAGAGGAGGATAGAATTTTAGCTGAAGCTAAAAAATTATCTAAGTCTGAGAACATTTCTTTTGAAGAAGCATTGAACAGAATTTATGATCAAGCTACGGAGGGCAACAATGTCTACTAATCCACAGATCAGAAGTAACGCTAGGCAAAATAAGATATTAACTGGTATTGCTCACGGTTATAGTCAGGCAGAGTTAATTGGTACTAAGGTATTGCCTATAGTAACAGAAACTCAAAAGAATATTGAAGTTCCAATATTTCCTAACGATGCTTTCCACTCAGTAGATTCAATAAGAACACCGGGTGGCGATCCAGCGAGAACTACTACTGACAAACATACAACTAAAACTGTTCAATTAGTTGAGCACTCTTTAGGTGATTATGTTGACAGGTTGGAGGTTGAAGATGGTGATACTTACAAGCTGAAAGTAAGAAAGACTAAAAACACTTTAGGTAAGATTCTAAATGCTCAAGAAGCTAGAATTGAAGCTAAAGTTAATGATTATGATTCTTATGGTGCAAATAACAAAGAAACATTAACTGACTCAGACCAATGGACTCATGCAGATTCAGACCCAAGAGCTCAAATACTTGATGCTCTTTCAACAGGTCAAAAGCAGTTAGGTGTGTTGTTTAACACCTTAACATTGGGACAAGAAGCGTGGAATGCTTTAATGCAGAATGCAAATCTAATTAAGTTCATAAAAGACGCAAACCTTGGACTGACCAACATGGAGACTATTAAGAAAGTATTTGGTATTCAAAACATCTTTGTAGGCTCTGGTGTGAAAACAGTGAATGGTACTAATAGTTTTATCTGGGGAGATAATGCAGTGTTGTCTTACACTACTACAAATAGAAACCCTAGCAAGTTTGACCCATCATTTGGTTTTACATTCCAGAGAAAAGGTCATCCTTATGTTAAGGAAGCTCCAGACCCACGTGGGAATTACACTAACATTGATGTTTACTTACAATCTGCTGAAGAAGTTATCAGCTACGATGCAGCCTTTATGTTTAAAGACACTAACGCCTAAGGAGGTGATCAAAAATGAAAGTAATAGCAACAACCCCATTTAGATATAAGGGAAAGAGAGTTGAGGAAGGTGCCGAAGTAGATGTTACTGAAAAATTCTTGAAAGAGAATGGCCATGTGTGTGCTTCTCCTATTAGCTTAAAAGAAGCTGCTGCCAAAGCAGAAGCTGAAAGATTAAAAGCAGAAGAAGAAGCCAAGATAAAGGAAGCAGAGGCTAAAGCCAAAGCTGAAGAAGAAGCTAAGAAGGGAGGTAGCTAATCATGGCTGAGAATACTAAAGTATCATGTAAGGTTTTAAAGCCTGTTAGGATTTATGGTAAATCTTACAAAAAAGGAGAGACAGTAGATGTTGAATCAAGTCATATCAACCACTACGGCAAGAGTATAGAAAGAATTAAACAAACAAAATTAAAAGGTGAAGTGAATGGCACAAACTAAAGCATATCCAGCAGGTGCAATCCCGGTAACTTTAACAGGTGATGTACCTCAATTTAGAGTGGTAGATGTAGATGGTGCAGTAACAAATGATGGTGCTGAAGTAATTGGTGCATACCAAGATATTGATGCATTAACTGGCGATACTGTGTCTATATACACTAGAGGAGTATTCGCACTAGAAGCGTCTGGCTCAATTAGTAAAGGTGATGCTGTAGTTCCAGCAACTGGTGGTAAGGTATCCACTTTTAGTGGTTCTGGTACTAAAATCGGTTTTGCATTGGAAGACATTGCAGATGGTGGTGTAGGTCAAATTCTTTATAGACCTTAAGAATAAGCTATGGCATATATTGATTCTGATTATATAAAAGCAAGAGTTGACGACTCCACTTTAGAAAAAGTAACTAAAGAAAAAGGTGGTTCAGGAATCGATGAAGGTGTTATAACTTCAAGGATTGCTGACGCTGAAGCAAGAGTAAACTCTTCGATTGGGAACAGGTATGATGTACCACTGACTACTGTTCCTGATAAAATAAAGCAGATCACTTTTGACATAGCATTATATCTTATCTACAGAACTCACAGAACTCACAAGATGGATGAAGAAATCAAGTGGGCTTATGAGAGAGCTCTTAAAGAATTAGACAGAATAGAAGACGGAAGAACAAAACTTATTGGGGTGAGCGAATTAAACAGCTCCCCCACTAAGGTTTTTGCTAAGACTTACGGAACTCCAACTCTAAGATTTGGAAAAGAATTTTTAGAAGGAAGATGATAAAGGAACAGAAACAACAGTTAGTAACTGTGCTAACTGATGCGGGATTTACAAATACAGATGTTCTTTCAAAGGCATTTCCAAAGACAGCTGAAGAGCATGAAGAACTCAGCTTAAATGCATCAAATGCAGATGCCACAATCTATGTTTGCTATTCAGGTAGAAATTGGAATGATACTAAGCAACAGAGATTAAAACCAAGAGGTGTGCCGGGTGGTGGACTTCCAGAACTGCAATTCTCTTTGTTTATATACTCACCTCAAATTGACAGTAATGAAGAGTATGATGTAGAGATATTAACAGACAAAATTGCAGAAGTTCTTTTCAGTAATGGGTATACGTTGATAGCTGACCAAGCATCACCAGTGCCTACAAGCAATGGTGACCTTTATGAGATTATAATGAATGTAAGTATTTCACAAAGGTATAATGGTGGTACAGTATAATGAATAAGGTCTTAATAATTGACGACTACATAACAGCTCGAGTATCTTTAAAACTATGGATTAAAAAGCGATTTGAAGATATAATTGAAATAGATGTAGCAAGAGATTTCAATGAAGCTTTAGAACTCATGGATAATAATAATTATATCCATGTGATTTCAGATTTAAGAATGCCAGGGAGCGACCCTGAACTGATTATAAGAGAAATTAGTGAAAGATTTGATGAGAACAATAGAACATTTACATCAATGACAGATTACCCAGGACTGCATGGGTTTATAAAGAAGCAGGTTAATTATTACGAACCAATAGTGGATAGAGTCGCTCAATGCTTAGCACTGTAGAATTTTTTGGAATATTGACAGCAATCTTGGGCTTGGTTTGGGGACTTTTCACATGGCAAAGCAGAAAGATTAAAGCATCAGCTGAGGAAAACAACAAAGTTAATAATTCAATTACAGCTTTGGATTCAAACTATAAAGCCCTAAGCAACTCAATAATTGAACTTAATAAATCAATTAAAGAGTACAATGACACTAACAAAGAGTTCACAATAGCAATTGTGAAGTTTGAGATGAAGATAAACGAATTAGACAAAATAAATGAGAAAAACGAGCTAAAATTTAGTGAGTTATGGTCTCAAATTAACGAGTTAAAGAAATGATACAAGCTATATCAGAAAAATATAATCCAGAATTCGCAAACGCAGTAAAAGTAACACTCGAGTATGAGGGTTATTTTTCTGATGATCAAGATGATAGAGGTGGAGCTACCAAGTATGGTATCTCTCAAAGTTTCTTGAATGCTATCAAATACCATAAAAAAGCTATTGAGTTAACTAAGGATGATGCCATTGAGCTGTATTATCAGTATTTCTGGCTTAAGTGTAACTGTGAATTATTGCATCCGGGTGTTGCACTAATGCTCTTTGATTATGCTGTTCATTCTGGTGTAACTGGAGCATGTAAAGAATTACAACGAGTACTAAGCTATGAGCCAGAGATTAACCTTGCAATAGATGGGATAATTGGTAATAAATCCATCAAAGCATTGAACACAGTTATTAAAATGACTGGCGGTTACGAAACAGTAGTACAGGGATTAGCTACGAAAAGAGGTGAGCTATTCTTCAACATTATTAAACAAAGAGAAAACCAAGCAAAATTTTACAGAGGATGGTTTAAAAGGTTATGGAGAATAACAGAAGTAGCACAGGGCTTAAACAGATAACCAAAGCTCCAATAGCAAAACAAGAATTTAAATTAAAAAGAGAGTTTATTATGCCAACAGCAATAGCAGAATTACAGAACAAGTACGGAATTGATAACCTTTTAACTATCAATCAAAGTGTTGAAGACATTGTTAAAATCATAATTGACAAGTTATCGGACGGATTTCAATTAACTGATGGTTTAGCAGCTTTTTCTCTTATATCTCCACTAAAAACAGTTGGCGATAAATGGAGTGAAGCTAAGAAAGAATATAGCGACTTAGTACCAGAAGAAACAGCAACAGTCACTAACGATTTAGTAATAAGAGGTTTAAATGTCGGTGGTGTTGATTTAAATAATGTTGGTAACAGAGGCATTGATGACTTCATATATGCTTTGGGTTTAGTAGCTGATCTATATGATTTAATCGACGAGAAATTAGCAGATGGTTATCAAGCTGAAGACTTAGAAGAACTGCCAGAAGTAACTGAAATAGTCTTAAAAATATTTAAGAGACTAGAAGAAGTAATACTAGATATTAAAGATATATCTGGTAGAGAATACGCTGAAGCTATTAAGTATTTAGCATTGAGAGTACATACTGCATTAGCAAAACCGAGGCTAGTAAATGTCTAGGTGGGTTAAAGTATTATTGGCTCTCTTGCCAAAAAAGGCGATAGCAGAGCTTGTTTTATCAGGGCTTAAATACTTAGCTAAAAAAACTGATACAACTATTGATGATGAGATAATTGAGAACATTGAAAAATGGCTGAGAGAGAAGAAGATTTTAGATTCCAAAGAAATGGAAAAACTGAAGAGTATTTCAGTGAAAAACCAGACTTAGGACAATCAGAAGTAACTATTAAGTGGTCTTGGGTTAAGAATCTGATTGGTTTCTTGAAACAAGGTAAGATGAACAGATTAAAACGATATTTAAAAAGGGTAAAGAATGCCTCCAGTAGGAAAAAATAGTGATAGTGGAGTAACAGTAGATAGTGTTGATACATTTAGCAATAAATCTATAGATGCAGATGAAAACAATCTTAGCAACATCGACAATGATGAGATAAAATCAAATGCGGCTATTGATGCTTCTAAAATAGCAAACGGATCGGTTTCAAACACTGAATTTCAATACTTAAATGGTTTGACTGATAATATTCAAGACCAGTTAAATAATTCTGGTGGCGGTTGGCACACAAAAGTATTAGGAAGTGATTTCGAGGTTACAAGCAGTACAGCTTTTAATGAGATTACTGGTTTAACTTGGTTGACAATGCCAGACGGTGTTGGTAATTATGCTATTAGGGGACGTTTGCTATTAGATAACAACAACACATCAGCAACTGGAATTAAATTTCTCTTGACTGGTCCCTCAGGCGGCAACACATCAATTACAACGGTTTATGTAGATGGAGATAACTCTACAATTCATGATAAAGGTTGGAGTTCTCTAGACCCATTCTTTGCTATTTCAGGTGGTTTTCCATTAGGAGATTACTTAGAAATTGAAGGTGTTGTAAATGGTAACAATAAAGTATCAATCAGAGTTGGTCAAAATTCAAGTAATGCAACGCCATTAGTTGTAAGGGCAGGCTCTTGGGTTGAAATAAAAAGGGTGGATTAAATATGAATTATAGATTAATAGAAGCTAAAAACAACGGCTACGACTATGAAGCTTTAGAAAATGGCAAAGTTATTAAAACTGGTTTTATTGGAGTTGCTGATGAGGCTGAAGCTTTAAACACGCTTCAAAACAGAAGTCTACCAACTGAACTAGAAATCTTAAAGAGTAGATTAATTAGCAAAACCAAGTCTCATGCATCTAAACTATTATCAGCGACTGATTACAAAGTTATAAGACATAGAGACCAGATAGAATTGAATGTACGAACAGCCCTAACAGATTTGGAATATGACAACTTACTCAAAGATCGTAATGACCTTAGAAATTGGAGTAACGCCAAAGAAATTGAGATTAACAACGCAACTACAATTGCAGAATTAGAAAACATAGACACGGAATACTAAATGTCATTAATAAGAGAAATAACAGATGCAGTAATATCAGATGCCGTATGGGAATCAGACTGGTACAACGCTGATTTTGAAAGCAATAGTGATAAATCAATAGCTTCAAACGGCACAACACCAAAGAACTTTTTAGTTCAATGTGGTTTTGACAGTATAGTAGGTAGTCCAGACGGTTCGAGTAAGATTGAGATAATCACTACAGTAAGAGGTCAGACTGAAACTGTTTATCAATCTGAAGCTATAACAGCGGATAATCTTACGGACAGCTTTCAGTTTTACGATGTTACTGGCAACGCCTTTAAAATTAGGATTACAAAGGGCGGCATAACTAGTTATAAATTAGTTGCGGATTATGATGTTGTTAAATGAAAGTACAGAAATTACATACAGATGGTAAATGGTACGCAGGTGATATAGAAGAAAGTGACTTACCTGATGGGATAGGTGGCGGCTCGACTCCTCGCAATCAATTGCTCAATTCCAACTTTGATATTTGGCAAAGATATGCTTCAAACTTAGAGATTAGTAACAGAAGTAGGTCTGCTAATGTGGCAACGATAACAACAAATTTAGAGCATGGCTATGAAACAGGTGATGAGGTGCAAATATCAAATATGGATAGCAGCGGTTACAATGGTGAGTATTTAACTATTACTGTTACAGGTACAAATACTTTCACGTATGCTAACGCAGGTAGTAATGAAGCATCTACAGCTGAAACAGGTGGCTTTGTAATTCTTACAAGTAGAATTTCAATGACTGTATCTGACCAAGAATGTTTTGCAGATAGATGGGTTGCTTTAAAGAGTACAGATGAAATGATTGTATATAAAGGTGATGGGTTAAAATTTGAACATGGTTCAAGTGAATATAGTGGCTTTGTTCAAGTTATTCCAAGTAGATACAAACAAGGCTCTACTTTTTCAATTGCATTAAAAGCTAAAACAAATTCAGGAAGCCCTAAAATGAGAATTGCCTTGCTTGACTGGAATAGTGATTTAGACCAAATAGATTTTAATGTTGTTGACACATGGAGTTCAGACCCTACATTAGAAACTGATTGGAGTTATGCAGGTAAAAGCGACCAAGTTACTCTAACAACTGATTATCAAACGATTTCAAAAGAGAATATTTCTGTTACTGGCAACAATATAGCATTTGCAGTATTTACAGAAGATGTAAGTTCAGGGCAGGTTATTGAAATAAAGGAATGCCAACTGTTAGCAAGTGCAAACATTGAAGATTATGAACTGCCAAATGTAGAAGATGAATTGAATGAATGCAGGAAATTCTACAGAAAAAGTTACGCTTTAAATGAGCCAGCTCAACTAATTACAGAGCAAGGATTAATAAAATATTCCTCTTCATCAGGTATATCAAATGGTAACCCAATAGGCACAATAATGTTTGAAAGAATGTATGATGTGCCTGTTGTAACTCTATATAGTTCAATAGAACCCCCTGTTGCAGATAAATGGGAAGTTTCAACAGGTGTTCAAGTGGGGGTAACAACTGAAAATGAAGGTGAAAACAGTTTTGTATTAGTAAATGACAGTGGATTTTCAATATCAACATCAAGTGTTAATGGTCACTATGTAGCAGAAGTAGATACAATTTAAAACGAAAATAATTATTTAATATTTAAGGAGATTTAACAATGGCATTACAAACAACACCAAATATTTTAGGTGGCGGTGGATGGGGAGCGATACGCTTGCTTTTCCCCACTATAAATGGGTCGGAAGTAACTGACTGGGATGCAGACACGGTAGATATCACAGGAATTACAGCTGTAAAACCTGAATTTGCTAACAAAAGAAAAGCAACAGAATACGAAAACACAAGAACTAATAAAGGTGTAAACGTACGAGTTGCTAAGAAAGACAAAACTATTGATGCAGTTACTGGTTCTGAAGTGGCTGCTGAAGGACAAGCACCATCAATAGAGTTCTCATACTATGCTAACTCAACAATTCAAGACAAAATAAGAGCAGCTCTTAATAGTTCTGACCAACCAGTTATTGTTATCTGGGGAGATGGAGAAGTTGATGGC